CATTTCTTATTGAAACAATTGAAGCATCCTGAGATGTGTTCACATTTCTTATTGAAACAATTGAAGCATCCTGAGCATCATTTTCATTGAATAAAACTGTTATGGACGCATCCCTTGCTACTAATGAGGCATCTACATAACTATAAGTCGCATATGTAGATGAATCAGGTTGTGGAACTGTCACTAAAACATCAGCAATCCATCCCCTTGTTGAACTATCGAAAACTCGTCCTGTGATTTGGGTCATTGTTTGTCGTTTATTTTATTTATCCCTCAAGAATTGTTATTCTATCTTGCAAATCGTTTATCACATTTGCTTGGTATTCATTTGCTGCGGTTAATTCTTGAATTGCCTTTACAAGGAATGGAATTAAGTGATGTGAACCAACTCCATATCCTGAAGTTGAAGTATCATCAGGAATCTGGACCATTCTTGGATAATATTCCAGAGCCTCTTGAGCCACAAATCCAACATCATAAATTGAAGTGTCTTTCCATTCCCATTCTCTAACACTTACATCCATTAAGAAATTACAAGCATTTATGCTAATATCCCTAATGTTATCTTTTCTTCTTGCATCAGAAGTTGTTCCATAAGTTATATTTGTGCCGTTGTGTGTTATTTCTCCAACATCAGTTCCATTATATGTATAGAACCTTATTGGGTAGCCACCACTACTATTTCCAGTTCTAATCCACATTGCCGACATTGTGTTACTTCCAGAAGCATTACCATCTTGAATATAAACTGCAGGCAAGCTATTGTTTGTTTGATGGTGCTCAACAACTAACTGGTAGTTCTGGTCTGTTTCAATAGATAAACCCCTTCCTGTCCCTGCCGCATCATATGCAGTGTCGTGCAACTTAAATGTTCCTGTTGTTTGTAAGTTTACATCAACTGAACCAGCCACCATTAAATCTGCAGCATTATTGTATGGGTTGAACAACATATATCTTGGTGTTCCAGTGTCTCTATAAATGTTCAATCCATCCTTTCCTATTTCAGTTTTCTGGTATGTTCCATCCAATAAGAACTTAGAAGGAGTAAAAGTAAAATCAACATTTACATTTTGTGGTGTGTCAGTTCTAAAAGCCTGTTCCCAATAGTAATGAAATCCACCATAAACTGCAGCATTCCATACTTGAAATGTTTTTGTTACTTGAAATGTTGAATCAATATCAATAGCAAGCCTAATATATGATGAGGCATCTACTGTTACATATTTATTGTTTACAACTTTCCAGTTAGAAAGGTTGCCACCCCAATAGCCCAAACCAGTTATTTCATTAAATGTTGCTTTAGTTGCAGGATCAAAAAACACTGCTTCAGAATCTGCTCTCCATCCACCATTTATTGTATAAACATTAGTATATGTAGTTTGTCCAAGTGCAGTAGGCGGTTCTATAGGTGTTCCATCATATTTCATTATAGATGAATCCGGAAGATTATATGAAACATCTACATTTATCCAAAGATTGCAATAATATGTTCCAGGGTCCATATCAAACCTTTCTGCTGCAGAAGGTGTTCCGGATTGGTCAACACCTAAATATAATGGATTTGAGTATTTTTGATAGCGGAATGTGTCAACGTGTGTTGTGTCTGGAGATGTTACAGTTGTGCTTGCATCTGAATATGTTGTTAGATATGAACCTGTATATTCAACTTGTGAAGCGGCTAATATATTTGCTAAAGTAGTTACTGATTGATTTTTTATTTCAATGGCAACACCATCTTCAGTTGCAAAGGTGATTATCTGGTCACCAGCATCTAAGTTTATACTTAATGAACCATCTATTCCTGTTATTGAATCACCTTCAATGTTCCAAGCACCAATGTTACCAGCAACTGCATTTACATATCCTGAAAGATAAGCATCTTCAGTCCATAAACCATAACTTGAAATTGGATCTCCTTCCCAACTTAATCCATTAAGTTTTCCTAATCTTACTTTTCTGTTTGTATTCCCTATTGTGTGAGAAGTCATTTCATCAAGAACTTCTAAATAAGGAGCATTTGTATCACTTGCAGTAAGATAAAGGGCACCTTGCCTATCTTCATCTGTGGTGTTACCCATTCTTACAAATGTAAATCCTGTCACATCTAAATTAGAATCTAATGAATATGAATAGATATATCCCTTAAATGATGTAACTGCTTGAGTTGCACTTTCATCAGTTGAAATTCTTACATAAACTGAAGTATCAATATCACAAACAAATGAAACTTGATTTATTTCATTCCATCCTCCACCACTACTTTTAGCGAAAGTTCCTTGATCAATTGCTGTATCAGTTGCAGCATTCATAATAGAAACTCTAAATGTTGTTGCTGCAGATAAGGCCGTTGCGGATGAACCAAAATTCATTCTACCTTTTCCTGGAACAAATACCGAAGAATCAACATAAGAAGTTCCAGTTTGAAATGTTAAATTGCTACCACCAGCACCATTTACAACTGTAACATTTGTTCCTATCCAAGTGAACCAAGAATAAGTTCCTGTTTCAGGATAAACATTTACATCGCCTTCTTCAACTGCAATATAAGTTCCTGATGAATCAGTAACCTTCCAATCATATTGGTGGATGTTGTTTCCTAAGAATTGTTGAGACCTAATCATATCATTTGTCATCAACGTATTCATTCCAGCCTCAACTAAGAAATAGTTTGTGTCATTTGCTGCATCCCAATATAATCCAGACCTTTTATTTGTTGAACCATCTACACCATTAGGAGCGATACATTCTACGGCATCTGAGACCCAGAGGGACCCATTAGTGGCACGAATTTTATTGAGTATAAGTTCATACACATTCATCTGTCCCCTCACCCTGAGGTTATCTACTTCAAGGTCATATTCATCATCACTATTTTTTGTAAGTTCCCATCCATCTCCTGTCCATCCACTTACAAATTCAACTTTACTTTCTAAATCATCAGCATATATTTTTGAACCTGTTGCTAATGAAACATCTGCTAATAATTGAACAGGTGCATATAGCCCAATATAAGTTGTGTTTGAAACACCAATATTTACATTACCTTTTGTAGTTCCATCACCACCTAAAAGAATAAGATTTCCACCAGTTGCTCCACCATCACCACCTCTAACATTTAAGTTACTTGCATATCCTGATTCTATTATTCCAGCACCAACTAATTGTATTTTTGTTCCACTATCACCTGTTAATCCAAGATTTATAGTATCGAACCCAGCACCATCCGTAATTGAATATCCTGCTCTTGTGCTTGCATCACCATTGCCTTTTGTAAATAGCATCTGGCCATATGCACCAACAACTTCATTTATATAAAGATCATCAAGCACACCTGCCTGTAATTGTGTTTTTGTATAATAGTTTGTTAAATCCGTTGTAGGAGCGGTTGAATAGTAGTTACCAACATAAAATTCACCGGTGTTATCCGCATTGGTCCCGGTGTTAATGAATTGCTTTCGTATGCTAATATCTATTGCCATTATGCTGTATAGTTTATATTTGTTGTAGTTGTATTATCATATTCTAACCATTCACAAACATATTCATCTTTTGTTGGTTTATATTGGTATCCTGTTAAGATGAATTCTTTATAGCCTTGTGATGAGTCATAATACATTGCAAATGGTTTCAAATGAGTTGCTGATTTAATTGTTCCTGCTAATTTTTGTCTTGTTCTGTAAAATAGTTGGAATTTGTTTGCTACCATTCTATCCGTTAATGGATAGAATGAAAGTCCATCATCTGTCCAAAGTGATGTTCTTGCATCCCAAGCAGTTCCAATGAATAAGCCATTTCTATAATTTAAATTATCTATATCGTATATTTTTGTTTCTAATGAACGCTTATTTAAGAACCCATTATTTACTTCACCTGTTGTTAAGTTGTCTTGGAATGATTGTGTTGCACTAATGAACACATCACCAAATCCTTCAATAAGTAATTCAGTTGTTGGATCATTTCCTTTTGTTGCATAATATGAACATCCAATTCCAAACACCATATCCGTGTCTGTGTCGTTAGGAATTCCAATTGAGGGATCTCCTAAATCTATTGTTATTGAAATATCACTAACCGGATTGTCAGAACTTAAATCTGTAACATCTACATTTTGAATTGCACTTGAAAATGATACACTATCTCTATACCAATTTCCAATAGCCTCATCTTTCATAATGTAAATTCCAGCAGGTGGATCTCTTAAGAACCATCTTAATTTATAGTCATAATTGTATCCTGGCAATCCACCAATTGTGTCTGGTGGGATGAATTTCCAATTTATCTTTAATGATGTTCTTGATGATGGATCAACGGTTAATTTAAATCTTGTTGCTGCTCCTTCATTATCAAAATCAACATATCCTAATCTAAAGTTTGCATTTGCTACTGTTGCATATGTGTCATAATATATCCATATTGGATTTGGATCAGGTTTGCTGAATGACCAAGTTCTTATTGGAGGATACATCACCTGCAATACAAGTCCTGTTGAAAGATCAGAAGTATAATGTGGAGGAACCGTTAAGTTTTTATATGGCACACCAATATGTTTTACATCAATTTTGTTCACACCTGGAATAAAAGATAATGTTGGATAGTCTTCCAAGAAACATAAATCTTGTATATTTGTGCTTACATCATTTGTGCTTACATCTGTTCCACTATCTGTATATCCATAAGAAGTGTCATATGCATATTCAACATATTCTTGAGGATAAGTATAGATGTCTTCATATCTTACCATATACCACTTTCCATCAAACCAATAGAGATAACTATCGAAAGGCTTTAGAATTTCATCTAAAATTTCTAATCCATTGTTTCGTTGAATATTATCCTTCCAAAACACCTCAGTATCAAGTCCAACTCTATTGAAGCAAGTTTGTCCTGCTCCATTTGCAACATCTTTAGGATACATTGTAATTCCTGCCCTAATGTTATCTTCCTTACCTGTGAGTTTGAGTGTCTCACTCATAATGTTTATAAGTGATTCTTGCTGAATTGTTTCAACAATTGAGGGGGTTGAATATTGTAATTTCGAAACATAATTGGAGGCAGTTACCTTAATCGCTCGTTTTCTTTTATATTTTTCAGTAGCAGTTCTTGTATCCAAGTAGCCTTCAAATAAATTTATTGAATCATCTGTGTTTAGTATTCTTACTCTATATTGTTTCTCAACATTGTTAAGTAAATCCATCAATTCATAAAAATCATCTTTATCATTCATTATAGATAATGTGCAATTCATTCTAACAATTGGTTCATTCCAATCATCAAATGAATAAGTGATTTCCATACCATCTGGCATCAATGTAAGTAATGAAGATGGATCCGTTCCATCTAACTCATCAATATAAAGCCACCCTTCATTGTTGTCTGATTTCCAGGGATAATAGTACTTAATGTTGTATGCCATTAGTAAGCGTTTATTTTGTTATCGTAATTTTTTAACACACCAACAAGTTCGGTTCCTTCCATTCTGAATACAACTTCACCTTGTAATGTGTTACCCAATAGGTTTTGTAGTTTATTCAATGGAGCAATCACTTCAGGATTTGATCTTGCACCTGGGTACTCACCAACTGTTGCGAATGTTTCTCCATATGCCAATCCACCTTTCGCAAGTGGTGTTGAAACAATTGCTGCAACTTGTGCTGCCGCAGCGGCGGCCACTAATGCTGCTAATATGAAATTTAATGGAGGAGGTGATCCACCTAATGCTGTAACAACGGCTAATGCACCTTGAATAATAGCATTTGCAACTGCTAATTTCTTTTGTTTCTTAGCATATTTTTGTCTTATCTTATCTTTCGCTTCTTCATTGTTACCAACTGCAGCAAGTTCTCTATTCATTCTTGCTTCTGTTAATGTGGATAGTGCATCGACGGCCGCGAAAGCAGCATCAAATCCAGCACTAATTATAGCACCATTTTCTTCTAACCAACTTTGAACACCTTCTCCCAATTCAGTTAAGTTATCTAAGAATGTGTCTTTATCAACTGTAATTGGAATGTTAAGTGGTTTAATTTCATCCATTTTAATATCTCCAAGTGGACTGGATAAACCAGTTGGATCTATTGGACCACTTGTAGTTTGAACTTCAGCAGTTGATTCCAACAATAAGCTTTTCTTCTTTTCTAATGCTGTAATCTGATCATTAATTGCACCTAATTCCTTTTCGCTTGCTTGATATTGTTTTTCTTTTAAATCGTTAATTTGATTATCTAATTGTGCAAGAATACCAGTAGCCTCAACTTCTTCCTCTACCTTTTTAGTTTTGTTTTCAACTACTATATCAGTTTTATCTATAACATCTTGTTGTTCTTCTAAAGCTTTTGTTTGTTCAACAATTTGTGTGGCTAATCTATTGCCTAAATCTTCTCTTTCTCCAAGCTTTTTCGTATAAAGATCTACGTAAAATATAGCTTTTTTGTACTCTTCACTTTCTTCAGTAATGGCACCTTCTGCTACTAATGCCTTTTGTTTATATAGGTTAGCATTTGCAGACTCTAAAGCCAATAGAAGTTTAAGTGATTTATTTAAGTTCTTTTCTTCTTCTTTTGTTAAACTGTTTAGAGCTTTTTGTATTTGTAAGCCTTTAAGTTTTTCAGTATAAGATAGATTTACTTTATCTAAGATTGCAAGTAAGTCTTCATTAGATATTTTTTCTGCATCTATATAACCAATGTAATCACCGTATTCGGAATTTAATTTCTCAATAGCATATCGCCTTGTGTCTTCAGATGCGGCAGCGTTAGTAGCAGCCTTAATGAGTGTAGATATACCATCCCTTTGTTTTGTTAATGCTTTGTCTTGGTTATTTAAGCTATCTAATATTTTTGAGCCTGCTTCAACAAATGGAATGACACCTTTAAGAATTAACTCTCCAAATCTTGTTTTAGATTCTTCAAGTTTTGTATTGAATTGTGCTATTTTTTGTGAGTCCGTTAGGATAACATCACCCATCTTAGCCAATTCTTCATTTACAACTTTAATGACAGCCTGCTCCATTGTTTGTCCAGTTGCTGCCATTTCTTCTTTTAATCGAAGTGCACTAATTCCAAGGTTATCAAGAATTAGAACAGATTTACGTCCGAGTCCAGTTACAAATGAGTTCACAAGATAATCAACACTCTCACCGGTTTGTGCAGCCCTCTTTGTAGCAAATTCCAAACCTGCCGCAAGTGCATCCATTGGAATTTCGAAGTTCTCAGCCTTAATAGCCTGCTTCATTAATTCCATTTCAGTAACCGTTCCTCTTGTAGCCTTTTTTAGTTTTTCTAATACTTTCGTTGAATTATCTAAAGACTTAAAACCTTGTTCAACACCTTTTACTTCAGAGGCAAGCCTTGCTGCTTCAACAACATATCCTTTTATAGCCCTTAAAGCAAATGCCCCGGCTATAGCGGCACCAACACCTTTAAAGGCACTTGTAACCTTTTTGTTAAAGCTTTCTGATTGTTTTTGAAAGCCCGATATAGTTTTATTTGCTTGTGCTAAACCTTTCTTAAGTTCGGCGACGTTTGCCGATAATCTTAATTCAAGGTCCGTCATTACTTTTGCGGCCATTTCTTTAATTTATTTTAGAAAAATAGGGCATACGCCTAAACGCTGCCCTATAACTCTTTAGTCGTCGCTTTTCTTGTTGTTCCCTTTGATCTTTCTGCAAGCATCCTATCCCTTTCTGCCCAATCATCTGCTGTCATTGCAGCAAGCTTTGCTTGATCTTTTTTCTGTTCTGGATCTACTGGATCCCAAGCGAAAGGCATATATTCTTTACAAAATCGTTCAAATGTTCGCTTGTATCTCTTACTTACTTGAAGTGAGAATTGAAAATATGTTTGTAACCTCATACTTTCATACGCAATTTGCGAAAGGTTCAACTTATCATCAGCCCACAATTTGTTTAAATATTGGAACTCCCTAAATGTCATTCTAAGAAATTCCTTCTTTTTAATTCCAAACCGCTGCCTTGCTAATAGTCTTAGTTTTGTTATATCAGGAGGATCTACTTTTTTTTAACAGTATCCCCAGTTGCTATATCTTCGGCCGCGTCCAAAGCAACATCTTGCATATCATAGAAAAAGTCTGGGATAATCCTCAATAGAAATTGCCAGTTGTTATCTACCATCAATACCCATTGCTTTTTACTGATCCCAAATTTGGACCCACTCCTAAGAATGTTCCAAATTCTTTTCAATAAAGGAATTCCCTCTTGTTCATAGCCAGATGCCACTCCTAATTTTAATATTATTACAAGGTTCTTAGCGAGATCTACAGTATCACCTGAGTTGGATAATATAGAAATGAAACTCTTTCCTGTTTGTTTTTCAAACTCTATTAGAGTCGAAAATGCAATTATGAAAGGATGTTTTACGCCTTTGAACTCAATGAATTGTATCATAACTTATGCTGTTGTGCTGATTGCGATGTCCCCATCACCAGCGATTTCGAATGAATAAGTAACTGCTGCTCCAACTCCTCCGTCTTCAGTTAATGAAGAGAAGTAACCTACACCTGAGAAGTAAGTTTGAACACTTACGTCTGGTGTTATAGCCCATCCAATAGAAGCGTCTGCAGTACCGGATATCATATTGCTCATCATATCGCTGAAGCCGTATCCTGTAATGTCAGAGTCTCTAAATACTAAACCTGATCCACTAATTGTATATGAATATAAATCAGGGATATTTTGTTTAGAGTTGTTTGTGCTATTCATACAAGCTACTTCAATCATATCCTTACTTACAGATAATGAAAAATCAGTTGCACATCCTATGACAGAACCATCAATGGTTATGTCGATACTCTTTGAAAATAGTGGTGTTGCCATTATTATTTGTTGTTATTTAAGTTTTATAGTTTATATATCCCTATTCGGATATCACATCAAATGTTAAGGTATTCATATAGATGTTTTTTTCTTGATCAAATGAATGTCCATCTCCAGTAAATGTTACATCAACAATAGAGCCTTGTTCTTTGCCATTAAGATAATCAATAAGATCATCTGTAATTGTTACAAGATCAAGAGTATTTTGTGTTATGGGAATAACAGTAAGTTCATACGTTGTATATGCATTTTTTATAGTTAAACAATCTGTTTGAGATGATTTTCTATAATGATACACAATCCATTTCTTCGATAAGTCGAAGTTGTCTGGAAGATTTTCATAATTTATTGCTCCTGTAATGAAAGCATTTATAGAAGAATCTCCTAACATTAAAGCATATAGGTCCGTTGCGAAACTCATTTGTTTATCCTTTTAATTTTCTTTTCTAAGAATTTGTTAATTTCATTACCATATTCTTTGTTTGTATAATCAATGATTTGAGATACTTGACCATCAACAAATGGTTCTATTCTATTCCTTGCCCTTATTCTTCCTCTATTCCATCCTGCCGAAGTCTTTCGTTGTTTAGTACCTTTATCAACAAATCTAACCCAAAACACAGATGATGTAGGACCAGCAACAACTGCTGTTTTATTCAACTTATCCGCCTGCACCTTTATGTTTTTCTTTGTTTCAGAACTATAGTTCAAAACACTTTTAAGTGGCCTTACAATATTAACAGTTAGAGCCTTACGATTGAATGATCTTAAAACTGATTCACTTACCTTTAAAGGCAATTGGTTTAGGATGTCATAAACTTCCTTTAAACCTTCAACTTTAAATTGATTTTCAGCCATCGCTTAGTTCTCCTTCCCATACAACACATTTAATTCTTTGAAAGTGTTTTCTTCCAACTTCTTCAATATGTCCTATTTCATAATATTGGTGATCATACTTAATGCGACATTTGTAATTTACTTCTTCATCATATCGAATAGTAAACTCCACTCTTGTAAATGGAAGTGTTCCTTCTCCACCATATTCGCTTCCTCCTGTTAACACTCTCATCTCAGCCCACTTTTCTTTTACCATTCCTTGGTATCCTTCAGTAGGTGTTCCAACAGCATTTACAGTTGTAGTTTCCCATTCAATTGTTATGAATTTGTTAAGTTGTGCCGCACTAATCATTAGAATAGAATTATTTTGAATGAATCAAGTAACCTTTCGAAAGCCTTCCCTTCCCTAAATACACTTAATGTATAGGAAGTTCTATCAATGTCATAAAGATCTCCAACTTTCATTAGGATTGCTTGTTTTATGATAGCAGGGCATTCAAGTTCTCGATATCCGGTGATATAAGTAAGTGTTAAGGGATCAGAATCAACATCAGTAGCAAGTTCAATATATGTGTGATTGTAATATTTTCTAACTTCGCTTGTTGAAACAGCGACAGAAGTATCGGTTACAATAGAAGAAACACTATCGAAATTGGCTTCATCTAAAACAATATCGTTTCCAATGAAATCATATAGTTCTAACACATTTGTTGTTAGCGCAATATCCTTTCCAATATATTCTTCCGCCTTTTGAGTTGCTGCATATACTATCCCTTGAATATAAGCATCATCAATATGGAAGTCTTCATCCACTCTTAAATGACGTTTAGCTTCTACCAACGAAACAGGATAAAATGTCTTTGTTTTTGTTGGTTTGGTTTTGCCTGGAATGTTGATAAATTCACTCATTCTTAAATTTTATTTTATGAAAAAAGGGGCGGATACGTTACCCTCCCCTTTTTTGTTAAATAGTGGTGTGCTATTAAATTGATACATCAGCAATCCAAGAGAAGTATCTGTAGTTTGCTGCACCGGAATCAAACATTCCAGAGGCAGTAACCTTGATTTTACCTTCTGCATCGAATTCATAAGGGTTCACTAACAATTCAATTCCACCCCATTGGCCGATAGCCGCCTTGGTGAAGTCTCCATATAGTAAGTGATCAGTATTTGCAAGGGCGGTTCCCTTAGCCTGAATACCATCTACCATACCGTCCATTACTGAACCTTCCCAAACTGGACCATTTACAGATGCAATAGTTGCAGTTTTCTTAGCCCAAGCAGCGATTGCAGGAGTTGCAACGTATGATGGAGTAGTTAAGTCATAAGGAACATTTGCTTGAAGACTTACAAAGTCTGCATATGCAAGTGTTGATCCAGCTATAATTGTTGAAGCATCTACTGTATCTGTTTGAATTTGATCAAACATATCAGCAACAACTGCTCTCCATACTGCATCATAAAGGTCTTGAACAACACCTTGATAAATTCCAGGGTTGGTTTGTGCCAAGAATTCTTTTGAGAATACATTATAAGCACCAACACGTCTTGCTGCTAAAGTAACTGATTGAGGATAAGCCGAAGCATCCGCTACAGCAACAGTCTCAGCGACGAAGCCAGCATTTACTTGTGCCATTGCAGGCAACACTAAGTTACCATTAAGAGAATTGTATTGAGTAACACCAAGTTCACCAACTAATCTTTCAGCAGGTGATTTCGCTATAGAAATTCCATTGAGAACGGTTTTGTTCACAATAGCACTATCTGTAGTTGTTACTAAATCATCAAATGATTCCATAACTTCAGGAGGGATAATGAAACCACCCCTTGTTGAACGGAATTCTTGAGGTGCAACACCTGTTGAGAAGAATTCTCTAAGTCCGGATATCATATCAACAGTTTTGTCTTCTGTTTCAGGAGTTTCAACTATTGAGAATGCGGCAGATTGCTTGTTAAGTTTTTCTTGCTTTTCAGCAATTGTTATATCTCTATCAAGCTTTTCTACTTTTGAATTGAATGATTCCCATTCTACCTTTTGATCTTCATTCATCTCATCACCAGCGGTTAGAGACTCCATTTGAGTAACAATGGCAAATCTTTCGTCTTTTAATTGTTTTAAAGTTTTCATTTTTATTTGTTTATTTTGATTTAATTTTAAGGAGCTTTGTCCTCTTTCTGAAAATGTCAGAATTATATTTTATGGGTTCATCCTTAACTTCAGGTTCTTCGGTTTCTACATCCTCCTCAGATGATTCCTCCTCATTGGCAGCAATTGCCATTGTCTCTGGAAAGGCAGGGAAGAGCACTACACTTACTTCCATAAACCTCTCGACGTTTTTAATCAAACGAATTGGTGATCCATCTGATCCTTCAATTTCTTCGAGGTCATCTCTTTTGAATGTAGCCCTAAAACTCATCTGGGAAAGGTCTCCCCTCTGGATGAGTTTGTAGACGTCATCAGCATATGATACGTCTGCAATCTCGGCTTTGAAAAATACACCGTACTCATCGACACTGAAGCTTAGTGATCCACTATTCGTGGAGGCCATAACCAAAGCATCGTCGTGGTTGTATAGTAATGCCACATCTTCTTCTCTTGCTTCTACCTTGGCCATAACCTCGGTGAACGCA